ATGCGTTATCCTAATTACATTAATAAAACAGGATATATAATGTTAAATGGTCTTCCATCTATTGATACAGATTGTGAATTAGAATTATATTTAGAAGATGAACTTCTAGATCTTACAGTTCAAAATTTAGCAATGTATACAGAGAATCAATCTGCTGTTCAAAATGCAGCATACAGGATTCAAACAAACGAATAAACTATTAATTTAAATAAATAAACAATGGCTGATTTTTCATTAACCACATTATTTGTGGTTCCAGTAGGGCAAACTGCACTCCCTAGCTCTGGCTCAACACAAAACTTGACTGCAGGACAAGTTGGGATTTTTAATAACTTGTATGCTACGGTAACTAGCTCAACTATTAATAACTTCCCTTATTTTTACATTGCCCAAGGTAGAACAAATACTTATTTGCAAGGATCTAAAAGATCTGATAGAATTGCAGGTGGTGGAGTAGTTCTTACAGGAAATGTACAAACAATTAGACCTTCTGGTTCTAATGTAACAGAATGGTATAAAGTAACAGGATGCCCAACAGCTGCTAACCAAATTACTGATGTAACTAATTTCACTGTACAATGTGGAGAAGTTATTACATTAACTTTGCGTGCTCACTCTTCTTATATTGATACATTGTATTTCAATGGTTTCACTAGATCAGTAACTATTCAAGCTCCTTGTTGTGACTGTGATGCTAATCCATGTGCTGATGTAAGTACATCTACTATCATTGATGAGTTGATTTATCAATTGAATTTGAAAGCTCCAGGAAACAACCCTGATAACATTTCATTCTCTACATTCTATACATTTGAAAATGTAGGTGGAACTATCTTGCGTATTACAGGAAAACCATTAACAGTATATGGACAACCATGTGATGTTGCTGCGTTCCCTTTTGAATATGACAGAATGTCTTTCAGAACATTTGTATATGCTGGTCCAGCTACTACTGCTGACTTTATTGTTGCAGATGCTTGTAACTTTGTTGCTCAACCAATCATTACTCAACGTGCTTCTTATGCTACTGGTACATCTGCAGAAATTGCTCAATTAGAGAAAAATTTCTATAGCTACCAAGCTGGTTATTTGAAACACCTTTACAGAATGAATGGATACAACGAGAACTTTGAGACTTGGGTATCTGGTGGTACTACATATGATACATACTACATTAAATTTAATGAGTATGATAAATCTGCATACCAATGGGGTGATTACATTCAAGAAGATAGCACTGTAATCATTGCTGCTCCAAACTCTTTAACAAGTGGTATTGCTGCTGCAATTGAAACTGTTTTAGAAGCTGCTTTAGGAACTGTATTAGATAACAATGCTTGTATTACAACTACAACTACTACATCTAGTGCTCCTGCATCTACTACTACTACAACTTCTACTAACATTCCTTAAGGATAAGCAGAAGTAAAATATTATTAAATAACCTATGCCAGGGGAAAGAGGATATCACTCATATTCCTCTGGCATATTTATTAAAAAACAACATGGCAAACTTACAATTAGATATACTAGTAGTTCCTACTTACGATGTTAATACTCTTGGTGTTGCAGATGCTTCTGTATATCCTACCAATCCTCCAGTGGTCTCAGCACCATCTATTGAGATTGATATTCCAGGATTCGGAATCAAAATATTACCTTTTGTTCCTAACCAATTAAATGTATTTACATCATCTAATTTAGGAATTACAGAACCTGGTTGTAATCAACCTCTTCCTGATGGAGTATATAGATTAAAATATTCTGTGGCTCCTGCATATGCAAATTATGTAGAAAAGACTATATTACGTGTTGATAGGCTTCAAGAGAAGTTTGACAGTGCTTTCCTCCAATTAAATATGATGGAGTGTGATAGGGCCCTTAAAACGCAATCTAGCGTACAATTAAATACAATCAACTTCTTTATCCAAGGAGCTATTGCAGCAGCTAATAACTGTGCAGAATATGAATCAAATACATTATATGCTCAAGCAGATAATATGTTAAACGGTTTTCTTAAATCTAACTGTGGTTGTTCTGGTAACAACTACCAAATAAACTTTTATTAATTATGGCACAATGTTCAGAATGCGGAGCTAAAGTGGGGTGTGGCTGTCAATTGACCAATGGGTTATGTGCACACTGCGCATCCAAAGTAAACAAATAAATTGTTATTATGTTATCACCTAGACTAACTAATTGTCCAGAATGTGCAAACATTCCTTCTTTACTTAAAAAAATAGATTGCAAGTTAGCAGAGCTTGGTAATAGTTTGTACAACAATGTTTCATACATGTTGAACAATCCTATACCTGCTGGTGATATTCTTCAATTAATAGGGTATAGAAGAATACTACAATACAAATATATAAATCCTAACTACGTTCATAGATACTCAGTAAATATGATTGCTAGTAGAGTGATACGTCTTACAGTGGGATGTGTTAGTAAATGTAATACTCCAGAACCTTGTTTAGAGATTCCTTGTGATATCACTATTGTACAAAATCCTCCTACAACATCAACAAGTACAACATTACCAATAACTACTACCACTACAAGTTCTAGTTCAACAAGTACTTCTACAACTAGTACTACAACTATACCAATAACTAGTACAACAACTAGTTCTAGTTCTACAAGTACAACAACAACTAGTTCTTCAACATCTACAACTACTACAACTACCACTATATGTGGAATTTGTTTACCACAAGATGTAACAATTGGAATTCAAGTTTGGGATGTATGTAATTTGAATGTATCAACATATAGAAATGGAGATCCAATTCCAGAGGTTACTGATCAAGCTACTTGGGAAGCTTTAACTACAGGGGCTTGGTGTTATTATGATAACAACCCTGCCAATGCTGAATATGGAAAACTTTATAACTGGTATGCTGTAAATGATCCAAGAGGATTAGCTCCAGTTGGTTATCACATACCTTCAGATGCAGAATGGACTACTTTAACCACCTATTTAGGCGGAGAAACTATTGCTGGTGCAAAGTTAAAACAAACAGGTTTTTGTCACTGGTTAACTCCTAATTATGCAGCTAATAATAGTAGTGGATTTACAGCATTCGGAGGAGGATATAGATATAATACAATAGGATTTTATAATTTAAAAGAATATGGTGAATTTTGGTCTAGTACAGAATATAATATTGATCCTACAGCCAGAGCTTGGACTCGTACTTTATTTTATACTAGTGCTGATATATATAGAAGTGAGATTTATAAATATCAAGGTATGTCAGTTCGTTTAATAAAAGATTAACAATATAAAATAAAATAATATGTCAAATTGCACAAATTGTTTCAACGGATGTACAGAGATTGTCTCTGACAGATGTGTCAAATATACAGGAATAGATGTTCCTGCTTTAGGAATTCAAACAGGTGATACATTATCTTCTGTAGAACAATCACTCACTACATATCTTGTATCTGTATTAGATGGATCTGGAGTGAAGATAAATCTTACTAGTATTAACGTATGTAATGTTGTACAAAAATATTTACCTGCATGTTCAACTTGTACAACCGTATCAATTCTAGATATATCAAAAGCTCTTATTCAAGCTGCTTGTGATATTCAGACACAAATTGATGCTATCAATGTTACACTTGCTGTATTAAATGCTGATTATACAATTGGATGTTTAACAGGAGTTACAGCTTCTTCAGATACACATGCTATTGTACAAGCTACAATAAATAAAGTTTGTCAATTAGGAGTTGATTTAACAGCTCTTGCTCTTGATCTTAGTACAAACTATGTAAGATATGATGAACTTGATGTATTAATTCAAGATTATTTAGATACTACATCTAGTGGTTTAATTAGTAATAAAATGGTTCCTTATGCTGTAGTTCCTTATTTTGGACCTATAACATTCTTTAATTCTTCAGGAGCAGGTACAGATGAATGGGATAGAATATTTTTATGTAATGGATTAAATGGAACTCCTGATTTAAGAGGTAGAGCTTTAACTGGTGCTATTGTAGGTGTTCCTGGACCAACAATGAGTCCTGTTGTAGATCCTACAGTTAGTTCTGCTAATCCAAATTATAATCTTTATGATACTGCTGGTGCAAACCAAGTTACATTATTAGATACACAGATTCCTTTACATACACATGCTAATATTTTAAACTTTAATGATCCTACACATGCACATCAAGTTGGACCAACTGGAAAAGGTTTATTAGGACCATTAGATACAGGATCTACTACAGTTAAATTTGACAATGCAAATAGTAATGACACAGCTTTACAATCAACTTTTATAACAGCTGCAGCATCTACAGGAATTACAGCTTCAATAACTAATGTTGCTGGGCCAGTGGGTGGAGGACTTCCTCATGCAAATATTCAACCAGTAGTAGCTTGTTATTACATTCAATATAGACCTATTTAATAAATAAATAAAAATGGCATATCCATATTTACCAGTAAATCCTTGCTGCACAGATGTAGTATTAAATAGTCCTTGTGGATGTAGTTCTACAATCACTAATAGTGGTTGTAATACTAATAATCCATGTTCAACTAATATAACTGCTTCTAGTACTATTGTTTATAATGGTCCTGCATTAACATGCACAACAGCTGAACCATGTGATACACTTAATGTGATATTACAAAAGATTGATGAAATCATATGTAATTTACTTTTTCAGATTAATACATTAACTGCTCAAGTTAATAATCTAAACTCACAGATAATAATAATTAATGGTAATATAACTACTATATTCAATACACTAGATGTATGTTGTGTTGTTACTACTACCACCACTACCACTCAATTTATAGCTCCTTGTGAAGGTTTCTTATTAACTAATACTGGATTAGATACATTAGCTATAATTATAACTGATTGTGTTACAGGATTACCAGAAGCTGTTATCATCCCTCCTGGAGATACACCAATTTGTGTTGAAACAGATAGTCCTTTAACAGTTCCAGGAACAGTTGTTGTAACACCAACAGGTCCTTGTAATACTACCACTACAACTACAAGTTCTAGTTCTTCTACAACCACTACAACTACTACAGTAGCAATTCCTTGTGAGTGTCTTACATTTACTAATACAGATAGTATAGCTCATTCATTTTCATATACAAATTGCTTAGAAGAATTTAATGCAGTAAATCCAATACTTGCTAATGAAGTTATAAAAGTTTGTGGAAGTGCTGGTTTAGCTAATAGTGAATTAGTAACTATATCAATTGGGGGTAATTGTGTTGATGGATTATGTCCATT